CAGCGTCCTTCCAGCTATAACCCAGCACGTCGATGTTAACGGTGCCCTCGGCGCGGTAGCCGATGCCGAGGTTTTCCTCGTCGTCCACGTTGTACGAGCGGAAACCCGGGGCCTGGGACTCGGTGATCACCACGGCGTTCGGCAACAGGCCAAAGATCACGTCCGCCGGGGCGGTGTCGGTCACCAGTACCGGCTTGCCGAGCGTGCCCGGCAGGCCGCCGTAGATCACAACACCGGCTTCTTCATAAACCTTGTTGGCGATCGCCTCATCAACGATGTCGAAGTAAGCGCTGGAGTGCATGACCCACAGAGCAATGCGACCGAACTTGTCGCCGAACTTGCGCATGCCACGAGTCAGCGTCTTCTTGCCGTCGGTTTCAATGTTGGCGGTGACCACCATGCCGGCGTTGGAGCTGATCGCAGCACGCAGCGCAGCAGTAGCGTACTGAATGAAGCCTTCCAGTGTTGCATCAGCCACGTCGGCACCGATGATCTGGGAGAACTCCTCAACCGGACGACCGCGGCGCTTGAACGCCTCTTCGGTGGTCTGGTAGGGGCCGTACTTCCACGGAGCCTTGACGCCCACCGCTTCGCCTGCGCCGATCTTCTTGGCGGTTACCTTGCCGACGGAGTTGACGTCACGGTGCTCCAGCGAGCCGCCGATTTTGTAAAACGAGCGTTTGCGGAAATCGCCTTCAATCAGTTCGTTATCGAGAACGATCGCGCCGTTCGAGGAAGCGTTGAACACATCGAGGTTGTCCTGGACACGCTCCAGGTAAGCGGTTTGCGCCTCATCGTTGTAGATGATCAGGTCGCTGTTAACAGTTGTAGCCATGAGTGAGTCCCCTTACTTGGGCAATTGCAGGTATGCGGTTTGGCCGTGCTTGCGCTGGAAATCGCGCTTTTGCTCGGAGGTCATTTCGGAGCGTTTGAATGCAGCCTGGCCGCCACCCCCGCCCGGGGCTTGTGTCCCTGAAGCCCTTGGCCACAGGTGAGGTGCGCTTTCGCGCAGTGATTCCGCCCATTCGAGCGGAGTCAGAGGGGTTTTGCCGTCTTTGCCGAGGATGGTCTGGCCAGACTCATCAACGGCGACCGCTTCGCCCTCTTCATTCAGTGAGAACACGCCCTTGGCGCGCAGGATGATGTCGTCGGTTGCTTCTGGCAGAGCGCCGGCTTTCAGTGCTGCGCCGCGGACCGAGTCACCCAGGGCTTTGCCCTGGTACTTGGCAGCGAATGCTTCTGCCTTCTCGGCGCGCGCGGTGATGGCCTTCAGTTGTTTGTCGGTATCGGCACGCAGGCGTTCGGTTCGGCGGTTAAAGACTTCGTCCACCTTGCCCTCTGTCAGCAGCTTGGTTTCTTCGTCCTGACCCGCGCGACTCAACAGCCCTTTGACGGCGTCGATGTCGATGCCTTCAAACTGGGTTTCGAACTGGGTCAGCTTACCGGTGGTGTCTTTCAGCTTGCCCAGCAGTTCGGTATTTTTGGTTTTCAAACCCGAAACGGATGCTTCAACGGCAGTCGCGATAGCGGCCTTGATTGCCGGGTTTTCCAGGTCGATTTCGTTTTCTTCTGCCACGTTGATGCACCCCTTGGGTATGGTTCGCCCGCTTTACGGGCATAAAAAAACCCCGCCGTCGCGAGGTTTGATTTTGAGGATAGTTTTGTCAGTTCATGTCGAATCTGGACTTGAGAGCTTTCATGCTATCCCCGGTATACGGACGATGTTTGTAGGTTTCATTAACGATTGAAACAATCGCTCCGTCTCTTACAGCATCCTCAAGCCAGTTGTAGGCAAGAACAAGATCAAGAATGCAGGTCAAATCGGTATCTACCAGCCTCCCGGCTTGAAGCGCAGTGTCTGTCAGTTGGTGAATCGCATTGCGACAATCGTTGATGGATCGGGGGCAGCTTTCACTGTCGAGTACAGATCTGAAGTTGCGCACGACAGCACCGATTTCTTTTACCGTTAAATTGGAAAGCATACCGGCGTCTCCTTGTCGGCTTATGCTCTCAACTTAGCAGGCCTGCTCTCTCGAACGCCAGCGGTTCCAACCCCTTCATTTGCACTAGGGTCAGCGGTGCAAAGTTGCGATCAAGCTGCAACTCTGCGAAGCGCTGGACACTCAGCCCACCTTCACGGAACAGCTTCCCCCGCATCGGGCCGATAGCCACATCCTGAAACGGTGCGGGCTGCTGCTGAAGCCAGTGGTAATAGTCGAGGTTCGCGCTGACCTGCCCTGCTCCATCAGCCCCGACTGAGGCCCGTGTTGCGCCCTTTGCGAACATCTCGCTGAGCTTGGTCAGCAGAACAAACGTGGTGCGGCAGTTCGGGTGAAACGGGGGCCGGGGGCCGGAGTCAACCGGGAAACGCCGCTTGTCCATCGAGCGGCATTGCTGGCTGGTCTTGCTGTCGAGCGTGGCGACCATTTCAACTTCGGAAACGATATCCGTGTTGGCCTTAGCCACCTCCATGCGCGCCTGGGAGGCCACATGCTGAATCGCGGTGTGCACCACAGTACTGACATTACGATTGGTCGTTGCTAGGACGCCGTCTTTGTACCCCGCCGCCTTGGTGCCACGAATGTTTCGAATGACCTGGAAGTTCGTCTGCCCTTCGAAGAAACCCTGCCGGATCGTGCCGGTAACGCGCTCCCGTTCGGCAGTGGTCCAGCCCTTGATGAACGACTTCAGCAGCTTCCCGCCGCCGGCGCCGCGCACGCTGAGTGGATTCGTCAGCACTGCCGCCCTGATCGCAGCCACCGTCGGTGCAGTCACATCAAACGACACGCCGACTGGCGCAGACTTGGCCAGGCTCGTCGCCTCAAATTCGGCTTCGTAGTTGGCAATGTCGATCAGGTCGAGGTTCAGCTGCACGCTGTAGCGGTCAAAGATGCCCAGTAACAGGCTGTCGACTTCCTTCAGCAGCGCTTCCAGACGCTTGACGTTGTACTCGGTCAGGTCCGACTGGGTGAGTCGGTCGCGGATCGAGCGGTCGATCTCCTTGAGAAAGGGTGCGAACTTGCCGACCTCCCCCGCCTTCAGCTTTTCGAGGAAGACCGCGTGCCGGATCGTGGCGTCAAGGATTGCTTGGTTTGCCGCCATTTGGTGTTACCTCATCATCCAGACCCAGGCCATCGCTCTGCTCTTGAAGCTCGCCATCGATCTGCAGGTCTGTTCGCTCCGGGGCAATCAAGCCCAGTTTGCGCAGGTAAGACCTCAGATCCGCCTTCGCGAATCCGCCGTTCTGCCACAGACCAACCAAGGCCGTGATCATTTGCGGATCAGCCGTCAGCTCGACGAACTCCTGATTGACCTGGTACGCGACCTTGTCGGTGATGCCCATGTAAAGGCCGCACCACATGATCGCTCGGGTGTAGGCCTCGCTGACGTTGGCCACGCAGCCGGCCAGCACTGAGGTCGACGCAGACTGATCTCCGCGGGACTCGGTTGCCGTTTTGGCAGCCAGTGACGCAACGACCATTCGGGCGCCCAATTCGATCATCATCTGGTTCTTGTCGGCCATGGCCTCCTTCACCAGCGTGTTCGGTAATGGCTGCGCGTAACCGAAAGCGCCGCCGACCGGAAGCAGCATTGGCGCCCTGGAGCCGACGTAGACACCCTTCTCCTCGAGCAGCTTCACCCACTGTTCGGTCAGCCCGGAAATCCATGGCTGAGCCTGCCCACACCAGAAGACGCTGTCTTCGTAGTCAGCGCTATTGCGGTAATGGCCGAGGTTGATCATCGCGATGTCGTACAGCGGCGACTCGTCGATAGTTGGATCGTTATTCTGTGCACCGATGAAGGTGAACGGGATCTCCTTGAGGCGCCCGGTGATGCCTTCCGGCGCGAATGTCTCTGTGACCTCAAGCGGGCCGCCGCCTCTTGGGCCGGAACGGCGCCAGACCCGGCAGACAAAACCCTCAGTCTCGAGTGCAAGCTCGCGGAACTGCTCAACTGCTTTGAATCCGAAGCCGTCTTCAACCTCCAGCATCTCCCGCAACACGACCAGGGTCAGCACGTTGTGACCGTTCACCATGCCGGTACGCCAGTTAATGATGTCCTCGGCGCAGTACGACAGGATCACAGAGTGACCACCAGCACCATCATCTTGGTGGTAGTCGACATACAAACCGTGGCGACCGGCTTCAAGCACCTTTTCCAGCGTGCCCTGCGAGTGTTGGTAGATGCTCACCCCAGATCCGTTGGCGTTGTCCTGCAAGTATTCCAGCTTCTTCGGCGCGGTAAGCGTCGGGTCTTTGTGGAAGGCCAGGCCCAGCAGGCCATTACGGGTGTGCCCGGTGGCGTTTTTGAACACAGCCCGCTCGCGGTACGCCTTGTTGCGGTCGGCGTTCTCCGGCGACTTGTCGTGTGCGTTGATATACGGCAATCGAGAAACCACTCGGTGCTGACCTGCACATACGTCGCGAACGGTCGCCCAGCGGTCCAGCACTTCGATGTAGTCCGTCCGTTTGAAGGAGACGTCGTTGCTCATCGGGCGTATCCCATTTTTATAGAGGTGGCCGGCTTCCTGGCGCTCTTCGCTACGGCGAAGTACCGGAATCCGTCGGAGCCGTGAGAGGTCCAGTCATGAAGCGGCTTGTCTTTCCAGCAGCCGCGCTTGTCGTCCCATTCCTTGCGGTAGTTCTCGATGCAGTTGATGCCCTTCTCGCACTTCGATTCATCGAATACGCAGAGCGGAAGGATTTCCCGGACCTGCTCGATGCCGTCGTTGATGCCTATCTTCGGGACCACCTGGAAAGTCATGCAGTACTTCTGCCCATCGATCTCGTAGCCCTCTTGGGCGAGTTCACGGCGGGTCTTGGCATCGCTGCCGAACTCACGGTTGTCGATGTCGTGCGGCCCCCAGTGCTCGGAGTAGGTGTAACCCTTGTCCTTAAGCACCTTCATGTAGTGCCGCAAGCCTTCGCCTGAGTTCTCGTAGTAATCGATGACGTGGTATTCGGTGCCAACCTGGCGCACGAACCAGATGGCTGTGGAATCGCCGACGCCAATGTCCCAGAAGGTCATCACCGGCAGATGGCTATTGTTCGGTATCACGCCGATGCGCTGCTGGGCGTAAAGCTTGGTCAGTTGTTGCGCGTAATAGGCGCCCTCGACCGACTGCTGGAAGGCTTCGACAGGGATGGACGGGTATTCCCGCTTCATGTCGTCTCCGAGCGTCTTCTCCTTGGCCGCGTACCAGGCGCGCTGACCGTCGTTCGCGAAGATCCCGTGTTTGGCGTGCAGTTCGTTGAAGTAATCGGTCATACGCTGCGGGATAACCACGTCGGTCGGGTCAAGCGAGTAGGCCTTGTTCTTCCACCAGGAGAAGAAGAAAAACTTCCAGTCCAGCAGGCCCAGGGGCGCGCCGGCCAGTTGCTGCCGCTCGGCACTCTGCGAGTAGTCGAAGAAATAGCCGGCCCGGCCTTCCGCCGTCGATTCAATCGTGACGAAGCAGTCGGTGGCCACGGCCTCGAAGGCGCCAGTGACGATCTCGCGAGCCTTGTGCGGAAACTTGGCGCAGATCTTTCCGAACTCGGACACGTGCAGGTAACGCAGCGTGCCGCCCCGGAAGGACGTGGACACGTAGAGCGAGCCGCCTTTACTGAACACCA